TATCAAATGTTTCGATGTTCCACCCTGTAACAATATCTGGTGATTCCCTATCCCACATTTCAAAGAACTTTTGAAGAAGTGCCCGTTCTGAATCGAACCGAAAATAGAAAACATCTTCTCTATCATGAACAAATTCACCCCTACCGAAAACATAACATTTACCATCTATCTTGAAAGTAATGGCCGTTACTTCTTCAGTTGCATTTTCGATACTTGGAAAACCACTTTCTGATCCAACCTCAATATCAAGATATGCAATCTTGATCATCGAGAAATCGTAATCGATATGTTCTTCTGGAAAATGTTCTGCAATAAATGAAAACTCAAACTTATCATTTCCGTAGATACTGAAGTTGTCTACTTCGTTGTATTTGGAAATAAATTCTCTGCACTCCTTCATAGTTCCTGGCTGAATCTCTCCAACTGGTTTACCTTCCAGAGTGCGAAATTTGGTTTCTTCTTTGGTGGGTATGTATAGAGTAGGATGATACTCTATTCTATCTTTAAATCTTTTTCCATCATCAGAGACACCTCTGAATAGTATGTTGTTTCCTAGTGCAGCGACATTGGTATAAAAACTCATTAACTATTCTTTATCAAAATTGTGATATTTAACATAATTCACTTTTAACTTATCTAACTCATTATAACATATTAAAATGTGTTTGTCAATCCAATTCTTTCTCCCATTAAACTGCCCGATTAAAAACAAAAACTGTAGGTAAACTAACCACACATATTTCATATTCTCCTCCTTTACTTGAGAAGACCTTTTTTATAAGTTGTCTTCCCCTTGACTCTTAGAGCTGTTAGAGTTGTTCCACGATTCGTTCCATCTTTTTTATAGGAACAATGTATCCATCCACTATTGGGATCTACACCATCGTAGAATTCTAAAATGAGCTGGTCAAATTCAAGATTTTTTGCAATCCATGTTGCAAGATCTGGATTTGATATTCTTGAAGATTCAAAATCGGCTGCTTCTCCGTTGCAATGTTGACTCGTTTTCGACCCGCCCACTTTTGCATTAAGTGCAGGGGAACGATATCCACTATTGACACGAATTGGCCCGAACTCATTCCGTACTGGTTGTAATATAAAATTACAAAGATTTACCAGATTGATTACGTGTTCTCTGGTAGCATCATTTGAGATTCCAAGTCTATCTGCTGTGGAACTCTTTATCATCTCTGGATATGAAAAATTCTTTGTCAAATATCCTTGATATATTTCTGCCATAATATTCCTTTACTCTTTTCTAATATCAAATGATCCTGTAGACGGATCAAATTTTAAAACAACCTTCATCTCTATTGGCATAAACTTGCCATCTTTCATCTGTACAGGAAGTTTACCTTCTACTGCACCTTTAAGAGCATCTTTTGCATTCTCAAATACATGAGATTTGTCGCCCTTTATAATTTTATCTAATTCTTTTTTTGCGTTGTCTGGAAGTATATCATCTATCATCTTTTCAACGTGTTCTTCTGCCAGATCTTGAGCTTTATCAACTACTAATCCAGCAACCACATTGAATAGCATTCCTGCAAGTGGTAACATATTATTCTCCTACTAATAATTAAAAAACAAAAACCCCTTCAAAGTATATATTATTCTCTGAAGGGGCTTGGAGAAATTACTTCTTCTTATGTTCAATCACAGAAGGTGATGAAATAGGAATGATGCGTGGTTTCTTTTCTTCGGGCACCACTTTCTCCAAACTAATGTTCAAAAGACCATTAGTGAACTCTGCACTTTTGACAACAATGTCATCAGAAAGAGTCCATGCTTTAGAGAATGACCTTCTGGCAATTCCCCTATGGACATACTGCTGTTCCGCAGTATCTTTGGATTCTTTTGAACGAACTGTGAGAGTACCATCTGCAACTTCCACTTCGATGTCATTTTCTGAGAAACCAGCAAGGGCTATCTCAATGACATAATTATACTCATCTATCTTACGAATATTGTAAGGTGGATATCCAGTATTTTGTTCTGAAGGGAAATGCATCAGACGATTAAACATGGAATCGAATCCTACGGAAAGACCCATAAAACGTTCCAAGTCGCCTGCGGTGAAATTTGAGTGATGTGCTAATGTTACCATATTGCCTCCTTATATAAAGCAAGGTTATAAAATAATCCCCACCCCCTAGCACGGGCGGTGGGTTGAGTTACAAGGTTTCCACTATGGACAACCTCAATCTCGCCAACCCTCTCCTTTGAGGAAATGTTCGGCTCGATGTTTTAAAACTATCCAAATCAATTTTATTAGTGAATCTTCTGCATAACTGCCTGCTTCCACTAATAATTTGTATTTTGTTTCCATCACTATTTATACTCCATTTTATATAATTATACTAAGTTTTGATGAAAAAGTCAAGTTAAATAATTGAAATTAATTACTACTCTAACTTTTTCATCTGTACAAGAAGTGCCTCGATGTTTTGTATCTTCTGGAAATGATACCCATCTATTTTCAACACTTTCAACTTTCATTCCATTTTCAAATTCTGTATATCCATTATTGGTGTTCAAGTAAAAAATTGAAGTAGTATATGGTATTACTCCCCAATTTCCTTGTATATCTGTATGAAATGTATTTGGAACTATTTCTGGTGTTCTTGTGAGTAAATTTGCCTTTATCCGATATATTTCTTTAATTCTCAATCTTTGTAAAATAGAACTAAGTATACCATAATGCACAGATTCTGGGCCGAGTTTTTCTTTATAGAAACTATGAGTGAATTGAAATTTATCTTTATCATCTGCATAATCTATTGCATCATTATAGACCCAATTAAAACTCCCACCAAGCATGGTATTTTTTAAAACTTGAAAAGATTGTTCGTCTAAAAAATTATCTATTACCACAGGTTTCATATTAATTCAATTTGTATTTCCTATCTACTACTCTGACCTCACTTTGGCCTTGATCATAAATGAACACTTCTTTAATTGGGCCATCAATGTTCTTATCCCAATAATCTAAAAATTCAGTTATACGTGGAAATTCTGGTACTTGATCTTCTGTCTGCCACACGAATTCGTTCACAACGTGCAAATAATCTGGAATATAATATACTACTTGAACGGATGCAATTGTCCATTTCTTTAAAATATAAACCAAGATTATCCCTTTCCAGTTGATCCAAATCCTCCATCTCTATCAGTTTTTTGTTCGGGCCGTTCATTTACTTCCAATAACACGTATTGTTTTTCTTGAACTAACTCCGCCTGACATATGCGTTCTCCATCTTTTACAAATTGTTGATATCCACATATATTGTGTACCATCATGTAAACTGGCTCCACATAATCAGAATCAATAATTCCTACATTATTTGCAAGAGTCAAACCCTGTTTCAACGCAAGACTTGATCTTGGATATAGACGAACTGAATATCCTGCTGGGATATCAAATATCAATCCAGTAGGAACTAACATTCGTTCTTTTGGATTAATTTGCACTCTGCCGTCTATTACTCTTCTTTTTCTTACCTCTAAATCTTCGTAATGATTGATGTATACTTTTACTTCCGAATTTTCTGGCATAAAAGAATGTAAGTCAAAACAAGCCGAACCTTCTGTGGCTCGGAAAGGATCTTTTACTTTTGAATTTAACTTATAAAATAAAAGATCACTCGTCATTCTCATCAGCGTCTCTCTTATTCCCAATATTATATTTTGGAGTTAAATCCCATTCGTCTTTCTCCTTGAAAGACAAGATCTTTAACTGGCTCAATGGAACTGTAGGTTCTGCTGATTTATCTGGTTCGACTAGAGAAATCAATTCCCATTCTGAGAGTAGATTTGCAATACTGTTTCTTCGAGCAGTATCGTTCTCTGTGAAATTAGTGGTCTTACCATCTAATGCAAAAAGTTCTTTAAAATGTACTATGTAGTATTTTCCCTGCTTGTGCAGGATGTGACAAGATTGAAATAAAGTCTTTTCTTTCCGTGACGCAATTCCAATACGTGTAAGGGTTTCTCGTACCTTTAGGAAATCGTCAGGCTCATTTAACTTCACTTCAACCATCGCTTCGATGAGTGTGTCGTTCATATTGCTCCTTTCACTCCACCTTTATCAATTCTTTGTTTAATAATGTTCAGTTGCGAATCATCAAGCAAGGTTGCATAATCTCTCGCTTTTTCATAATTGCACTTGTAATAACTCTTGATAAGATCAAGAATTTCATTATTTTCCTTTTTTCTTTTTAACCATTTACCATAACGTTTCTTTGGTCTAATACTATTTAGAAAAAAGTCGAATTGAAGTTTGTGGTCTGCATAGTGCCGAAAATTCATTTCGTTTGCATACAACGCAGTATCATGATTGAAACTTAACCCCCTATTCACTATAAAGGGCTTATAATCTTTCTCTAATTCAGGTGTTTCATCCATGAGATTCTTCTTCCCATGATTGATTTGATTTATGAATTCAAATGGACTCATACGAACTCACATTCCGCCATCAACTCTATCAGGCAAGCAACCAAGTTAATCTCTTGGTCTGCAACGAATGCAGATTTATACTGATAATCTGCAATAATTAATACTGCTTGAGGAATAGAATTTTTATCGACAACCTCATACAATTTATCGTAGATCTTACGATATACAGATGCAGGATCATTATCAACATTTGATGTAACCCATTGTCGCATATTTGGAAAGTTCTTTTCCCTTAGAGCCGAAACCAATGCATTGAGATTCAATTCTCCTATATTTGCAAGAATGCCAGAATCAATTTGACCAGATGTAGAATATCGTTGCATTTCATTTAGCATTCTCCTAAAATCTGGAAAATGTTTATTGATCAGTTCAACAATAACTCTTTTATCATATTCGATATTTTCACTTTTCAGAATATGATCACATCTATTCAAAAATGCATTTGCAATCTCTGGTTTTTCACTTTTTGGTGAAGTGAAATCCACTACTGCACATCTTGAATGAATGGGCTCGATTATACGATTCTTGTAATTACAAGTGAATATAAAAGAACAATTCTCCGTAAACTTTTCTATGAATCCACGCATTGCTGGTTGAACCGAATCTGGATTCATATAGTCTGCCTCATCAATAATCACAACTTTTCTACCACCTTTTAAGGAAATAGTAGAACAAAATTGTGTCATTTTAGTTCTGAGAGTGTCAATCATTCTACCCTCATCAGAACCATTGATGATAATATAATCGGAATTTGTCATGTCACAGATTGCCCTGGCCACAGTTGTTTTACCAACACCGGCAGGGCCCGTGAACATAAGATTGGGAACTCGTTCTTCCTTAACTAGATCGTTAAGTGTTCCCTTGATTGTATTCGATAAGATACAATCATCGATGGTTTTAGGCCGATATCGTTCAACCCACAAAAAATTATCAGTCATAATATACTTTCATTAAATACATAATTATATAAATACAAGTGAAGGAGTTGCTAGTAACAACTCCAACACTCTAAACCCAATTATCTGAAAAGGAGATAATCATGTCTACTACTACTTATACCAATCCATTTTACAATCCAAACTCTGAACTATGTCTTGAAGTCCGTCAATGGATTCTTGATCATAGAAATGATTTGGAACAAAAACATATTCCCTTAACTCTGGGCTGGAACAAACCAGCAATGTATCGTGATACATCTTATATGCAAACTGCCGAATATAAGAAACTAATATCCGATGCAAATAAAGGAAAGACCGCTTGGAATAAAGGTAAAACTGGAATCTATTCTGCAAAGTCATTATCATCTATGTCAAAAAATACTGCATTCAGAAAACAATACAAATGTAATGATTGTGCTCTAATTGCAAGTGCAGGAAGCATTGGTGGCCACCAGAAATGGACTAATCATTCTGGTAAAACTTTAACCCTCAAAAGTTGAGTTCTGCTCCAAAGCAATAAAGTAAAGAAGAGTGTCAGTTGTCCTTTGAAATTTTGAAATTCTTTTAGAGGACAACCCCACTTCATAAGTACCTTCCATAATCTTATTCAAGTTTTCAGTCTTGAAGATCATTCGGAAAGTTTTATCGGTAGGGCCGACACCAGTTGAAAAACGATCTGAAGTTGTGTTTCCAGTATCGGACACAACTAAACGTGTTTCAGTACCATTACCTTCTACAACTACTTCTGGAAGTCCAAGAGTGTTTGCAGCGTTAATGGTCTTTTTGAATACATCTTTTTCAAGAGTGAATTCAACATCTGGATCTGGAAAGGTTATATCTTTCTCAGGCGGAGTTTGGAACATTGAACTACTCCCACAATATCGATATTGTGCTTCATGAGAAGTATCGGAAATAGTTACACCTTCTTCTGCAAAATCCAAATCTGGATCATTAAACAAAGACAGAGTTCCAAGAAAACGATTTAATTCGTAAATTGGAAATGTCTTTGGGAATTCCTCACTAATCTCAACTGAGGCGAGAATAGTGTTTAGTGGAGAAACAGTCCTTAGAAGGTTTCCCTCACGAAATTCCAAACTTTGATTTATAGTAGCGTAATTTTTCAAAAACCCTACTGTATTGTCACTTAACTTCATCGTGTTCTCCTTGAGTTTCACGTTTATAAAAATTATCATGTAGGTATAACATAATAATAACATAATGAGCGACCTTTGTCAAGTCGTTTCTATTAAATCCACCCTTCTTACCATACCTTTGAGCGTATTTAATTATATTACCAATACAGAAACCTTCACCATGTCCTGCATCTGCAATAAACTCTGTAGATTGGACTTTATTCTGAGCATAATGAGAAGAATAAGTCTTGTCTATCGTATCCCATATTTCAGTTAAATATTTGTCCTCATCGAAAACATAATTAATTTTTTCGTAGTTTTCGTTTCTTCTTATTTTCTTGATTGATTTTTCGTCTTCGTTTTTCAAAGTTTTTCACCCTTGTTTCATTGTCTATACCATGACCAGCAAAATCCAGATTGGCCAGACTTTGCATCGAACCACTAAAATTATATGAACCCATATGACTTATTTTCATCCATGGGCATAGATATATTTTGTAACCGATTCTTCTTACAAACTGACAAAAGAAATAATCTTCTGAAAGATACCGATTACTTTCACCAGAAATATCACCCAAATAAGCCTTAGAATCAATCACAGTATCAAAATATGCATGAATGTCTCTATCACCTTTGAAATTCTCTGAACGATTGTGATCTGGTGTATATTTGAATTGAGGATATGCTTCTGCAAAATCAGTAAATACGTGTCTTTTAATCATCATAAAACCAGTACCAATTTCAAGAACAGCTACTGGTTCAGTTACTTTAATTTTATGAGTATTTTCTTCGGGATTAAATACATAATCTCCTGTATAATTTTCCAAAACATTAGGATCTTCATCTGCCAATCCTGCATCAACTGCTGTCCTTACCTTTTCCCACGCAATACATTTCTTTGGATATGGCCCACCAATAATGTCCTTATCCAATGCAGCGAGAGTCAGAACATCATTTGGATCGAAATGAATATCTGCATCGATAAACATAAGATGAGTATATTTTTCATCTCTAAGAAATTCATCCACTAGATAATTTCTTGCTCTTGGAATAAGTGATTCATTAAAAATGTAGTAATATTTCAAATCCATTTTATATTTGGTTGCAAGTGTAGAAAGATCTGCACAGGCTTTAGAATATAAACCAGAACACATTCCACCATACATTGGTGTGCATACCATTATTTTATTTTTTCGGAGTTCTTCTATACCAATTTTAACTTCCATAATTCTCCATTAAATAAATCTTGGGCCAGTAAACCAATGAGATATAGTTTTACGTTTTCCCTTTGTTACAGGCTCAACTTTATGTAAAATATCATGTTTCAATAACAATAAAGATCCTGGCTCTTGTATTTCTGGAATTGTCTTAACTCCACCCGAAAATATACGAAATTCTCCACCTTCATATGGTTCATCGGAAATATTTAATATCCCTGTTAATTTCACATCATATACATGATTTCTTGAACCATCTAAATGCCACTCATATTCATCACGATCTAAAGAATCATATATGTTTATATTACAAAAATCTTTATTATTAATAGGAAACAAAGAATATCCAAAAGCTTCGTTATTTTTACTAAACAATACATCCATTACATGAAATAATACTGGTTTTAAATGATACCATGCAATTCCTTTTACATTTGCTGTTTTTACTGAACCCTCTGCTGGTCTATCGACATAATCAGGCTTATGATACTTTTTACATATAGAATTTATTTCTTTTATCTGATCTTTGTTTACAACTTCGGGCCACCACCAGTATTCAAATTTTTCATTCTTTTCGGTTTCATTCATGTATTCCTCTCACTAGATATAATAATAGGGAGTTATCCTTAGAACAACCCCCTACATTATCTATAACCCTTAGAACGGACTATGATCTTCTTCTTTTTCTTCAGCAGTATCGAGAACTGTTTCTTCTTCATCTTCAGAAGGCATCGAAACTTTCTCATCCAACTTGGAGTACAAGTCCATGAAAGTCTCTTTGGTTTGATCATCAAACCTTGCAACACACATTGCAATTGCTTTCATTCTATCCTTGAAGATTGAAAATGCATGGACAATGTGAACCAATCTACGTGTCGCAATAATCTCATCGACTCCACCATCATAGAAGGTTTTACGAATAAGATCTGCCCAGTCAACCAGTTTCCCAGCATACTCCTCATCAAGACATCCAAGATTTGTCATCAACTTCGTGACAATTTTCTTCTCAACTGAAATGGAAGGATATTCTTGTTCCATTGTAATTGGGAATCTCTCAAGGAAAGCCTCGTTCAGAATGTTAGTTCCGATAAATCTTCCATCTTCAGAACCTTTACCCTTAGTGTTTGCAGTCGCCATAACTGTGAAACCAGCTTTAGGACGGACAATCCTTCCTTCTTTTTTAATCAAGAGGGGATTTCCTTCCAGAACAGGCTGGAGACACATAATCTTGTTGGACGCAAGGTCAACTTCATCTAGAAGGAGAGTTGCACCACGTTCCATTGCCATTGTTACTGGCCCGTCCTGCCAAACTGTTCGACCATCAACCAGAGCATAGTGTCCGATCAAATCATCTTCATCAGTTTCAATAGTGATGTTCACACGAAAAAGTTCTTTTTTCAGTTCCGCATGGATCTGTTCAATCATCATGGTTTTTCCGTTTCCTGACAAACCAGTAATGAAGATAGGATAAAAATTTCCAGACTTTTTAATAGTCTTTACATCAGAATAATGTCCAAATTTTACGTAACCATCAACCTTAGATGGAACATAAGATTCAGATGCATTTTTTGGGAATTCGATTACATTAGTAACCATTTCTGCACTTTCAACTCTTGCAGCGGTTGCATGAGTTGCCAGAGAAACAGTTGCATCTTCTGCAACAACTGATTCAGATACCGCAGGAATAGAAACATCTATATCTAAGTTTCCATCCATAGTAGGAAGTTTATACATACCCCTTGCAACCTTGTAAGGAGAACGTACAAACCAACTCGGCCAACCTAAACTGTTTTTCTCTTTTACATCAACAACTTGCTCCTTAGAAAGAACTGCACCTTCACCGAACTCGGCCTGTGCAACTTCAACAAATTTCTTTTTTGCAGGAGTCATATTCACGTTCATCATAACAAATAATCTCCAAATGGGAGGTTCATAACAGAGAGAGGTAAATCCTCTCTCACTTTCATAATTATATTATACCAAATTCTGACACGAATGTCAAGTTTTTTCACGCAACTTTCTCAATAAATGCATTGAGAAGAACACGATTCTTCAACTTATTCTTAGTGTTCTTTTTCAGAGCCTTTCGGATTTCTGCTTTAGAAGAACCGGCTGCAACACTATCGAAATGATCAACCTCATCAATTTCAAGTCCTTTGACATTGAGAATGTAAAGTTCATCATAAGAAGTTCCTTTATCGATTAAGAACTTGTCTTTTCTAAATTGGGATAATTCCACTTCTGTAGGATAAGAAGACATAATGTAACCCAAATTTCCAGAAACCCTTCTTCCAGAACCAGACAGCAAGAAAAATCCAAGAAGATTTACTCCAAGTGAATTCTTGAGTGCTTCAAGAAGAATATCTGTTTCTTTTTTCTGTTGACCCTTATCACTAACAGGATAAGTTCTTGTTCTTGATGCCTTATCATCGATATGTAATGCTCTTCTATCAAAATGTCTAGTAACATTAGTAGAATCAAGATAATGACCATTTCGGTTACTCTGCCCGTCAGTCAAAAATACTGCATTCACAATCTGAGCCTTTGTTCTGATTTTGAATTCCTCAATTATTGACTTTGACATAATAATTGTATCATCCAAAGGAGTTCCACCCAAATTATAATTATTAGGAAGTCCATAGTACTGATATGAACTACTATAATAATAAGAATATCGATTACTGAATGCATCTGCAATCAAAAGAACATTTTCATATGCATCAGTCAATTCTCTGTTTCTCATTCTTGAAGAAAACAGATTGAGTAACTTAGTATGTTGACTAATAACCATATCGTTTGTCTTATAATTTGCAATCTTCTTGCCAGTCATACTTGTATCATAAGGAATTTCATTTCTTCGTCTGTACATTTCTTCATTATCATCATCGTTCCATTCACGATAACTATCAGTAAATGCAAACACTTCAAAAGGAATCTGAACTTTCTGACAGAACATTGTCAAGTTGACTAATTGCTCAATGGTATCTTTCATGCAATTACTCATAGAACCAGACCAATCTATGAACATAACCATTCCATGATTTTTTCCTTCTGGAAAAGAAGTAATCTGTTGAAAAAGATTCTCACTATACTTGTACGCATGAACCTTATTCATATCAAGAGTTCCTTTCTTTGAATTATAGGCCCTACGATGAATATCTGCAGCCTTCTTCATTTCAAACTCTTTGACCATGTAACTAATCATCTTTTCGTTTGCAGACTTGAACTTTTTCAGAAGTTCTCTTCCAAATTCAGTTGCACCTTCTTGTGATACATAATACTCACCAATCTCTTTGTGAACTTTTTTGTAATCAATAATGAAGGAATCAATATTCAACTTTGGAAAAGTGAGATAGTTAGGAACAGTAACACCATCTCTCATATCTGCCATCTCTTCTTCTCTCTCACGAAAGTTATCATCAGTAAGAGAAGTGGGCCCTGACATATCCCTATCATCTGAAAAAGGATTTCCAGTTCCACCTTCAAAACCATCTGAAGTTTTGGAATTTTCGGACTTTTCTTTTGAATCATCAGAAGAATCGCCAGACTCTGAACTATCTGATTTTTCATCTTCAGATGATTCACCATTTTCAGAATTACTTCCAGAACCATCTTCACAAGAATCAGTAGATTCTTCATTCTTTTCATCTTCGCCCGAACCTGAAGCACCTTCTCCTTCACATTCATTATCACAATCATCAGCGAATATGTCTTTCATCATTTCATCCATTTCAGAACCATCTGAACCTTCGGAATCTTCTGAATCTTCACTTTCTCCAAACTCATCTGATTCTTCCATATCACCGAATTCATCATAACTGTTATCGGTTTCAGATTCGTTTTCTTTACAATACTCATAAAGGGCATCAGTAACTTCAAGAACATCTTCAAAAGTTTCAGTTCTCATTACTTTTTCAACCCAATCTTTTTCTTCTTCTGAAAACTCAATTCCGTAATCAGTTCCAGCTTTAGTATATAAATTAATACGATCAATCAAACCAAGATCATTGACATCCATGCCCATTTTCTTCAGTCCGAAAAAATCTTCATTCATAAGTTCC